CAAGATCGCGGTTGAGCAGTCGCCAACACTGTCGGCACAGTTGAAGGTGTACCGAAACGCCATCGTGCGAGAGTCAACGCACGCCACGTACAAGTCACTTTCCGCCGAGGCTGGATTGCAGCACGGGCTTTCGCCGCATGCCGTGGTTTTTGATGAGCTCCACGTAAGCAATCGTGAGATGTGGGAAGTGATGCTGTCTGGCCAGGGCGCTAGACGCAACCCGCTGACGGTGGCATTGACTACCGCAGGCTACGACAGAAAAAGCGTCTGCTGGGAAATCTGGAAATACGCAGAAGCTGTGGCAGCCGGGGCAGTCAAAGACGATACGTTTTTGCCGATGATATGGGCGGCAGATCCTGGTGCTGACTGGAAGCTGGAAAGCACTTGGGCATCTGCCAATCCAAACCTGGGCGTTTCGGTGCGTCTGGATTTCCTACGAAGCGAATGTGCTCGAGCGGTTGAGATGCCGACATACGAAAACACTTTCCGGCAACTGTACTTGAACCAGTGGACAGAGCAGAGCACGAGGTGGCTGCGGATGGATCACTGGGCGCAGGGAGACAAGCCTTGCCCCGTGGATCTTGCGGGCCGAGAGTGCTGGGCCGGGCTGGACTTGGCCACGACGTTTGACACCACGGCACTAGTGCTGCTTTTCCCGTTGGATGATGGCACGTTTTGGATTGAGCCACACTTCTGGATACCGAGCGACAACGCCCACCAGCGAGAGCGTCGTGACAAAGTGCCATATTTGACGTGGCAGCGGCAGGGCTATCTGACGATGACTGATGGCAACGTCACAGACTTTGACAAGGTGCGGGCGGACATCAATGCGATAGCCAGCAAGTACCGCTTGAAAGCTTGCGGACTAGATCCGTGGAATAGCGCTCAACTTGGGCAGCAACTGCAAGGAGATGGCCTGCCCATGCGAGACTTTCGACAGGGCTACGGATCTTTATCCGCCCCTTCAAAACAACTTGAAAACTTGTGCGTGGCCGGCAGGTTGATACACGGCGGGCATCCAGTGCTGTCGTGGCAGGCTTCCAACGTGGCGATTCAACAGGACAGCGCGGCAGGAAACATCAAACCGAGCAAAGCCAAGTCAACGGAACGCATTGACGGCATCGTTTCGCTCGTCATGGCTATTGGGTTGTGGCAGCAAGCAACTGCGCCGGCCCCTGAGCAACCTTGGGAAATCCACACGATATGATCGCCAACGCCGAGACGCCCGAGAAGTCCTACCGCATCATTGATCTTCGTGGCTCGTACGGCGACGGGTGGAGCGAGTCGCCGGCTCGAGGCCCGGCCGGGGTTCGCATTACGCCCGAGACGGCGCTAATGTGCTCGGCGGTGCTGGCGTGCGTGCGGCTGATTGCCGAGAACGTGGCCACGATTCCACTGCACCTGTACCGGCGGCTGGCAGAAGGCGGCAAAGAGCGTGCCCGTGATCTGCCGCTGTATCGGATTCTGAGCCAAGCCCCCAACGGCTGGCAAACGTCGTTTGAGTTCCGCGAAATGCTGACGGCTCACTGCCTGCTCTACGGCAACGCCTACGCCGAGATCCGTAGCGGTTCCGCCGGGGCTGTCACTGAGCTCTGGCCGCTGCACCCGTCACGCATGAAGGTGACGCAGCTCGAGGACGGCACGTTGCGGTACTGCTACCGCGAGCAGAACGGCAGCGAAACGTACTACCGACAGGATCAGATTTTCCACCTGCGGTGGCTGAGCCAGGACGGCGTGACCGGCATGCTGCCCATCACGCTCTCGCGTGACGCCATCGCCCTGGCCCAAGCCCTTGAGGCTCACGGTGGCTCGTACTTCGGCAACGCCTGCCGGCTGTCGGGGCTCATGGAAAGCGACAACCCGATCACGGTTGAGACTGCCGAGCGGCTGCGTGAGCAGTTTGAGCGTATCCACCGTGGTGCTGATCGTGCCCACAGGACGGCTGTATTGCCGCAGGGCGTGCACTGGAAGGACGTGCAGGCGAGCAACGAGGCGAGCCAGTTCCTTGAGACGCGCGCATATCAGACGGTTGAGATTTGCCGGGCCTACCGCGTCGATCCGTCGTATGTGCAAGACAAAACAAAGGTGGGCTATGCGAGCCAGGAGCAGGCCGCCATCGACTTGGTGCAGCAAACGCTGCTGCCGTGGTTCCGCCGTTGGGAATCCGCCATCACCCGCGACTTGGTGACGCAGGATGACGTGTACTTCGCTGAGTTTGATACCCGTGGCCTGCTGCGTGGCGACTTGGCCGCACAGGGTGCGTGGTTGCAGACGATGCTCACCACCGGCATCTACAGCGTGAACGAGTGCCGCGAGGTTCTGAACATGAACCCGATTGGCCCCGAAGGCGATCAGCGGTACATGCAGATGAACCTGACCACCATGCAGGGCATCGCGGCAGACGCTGCCGTTGGCAACGCTGGCGAGCCAGCCCCGGCAGACAACCTGCCCGTGTCGTACACGGACAACCTTCTGGCTGGCACGGCCCCGGCGAATGAGCCGCCCAAGCCCGTCAGTCCCGCGCCCCGTTCACGCCGAAAGAAGAAGTGACACCATGGAACTTGAACGCCGCTCCGTACCGCTGCCGCTGGCAATCGAGACTCGTGACGATGGCACCCGCGTTATTCGCGGCATGGCCGCCCGCTACCGGGTTCGCTCGGTGGACTTGGGCGGGTTTACTGAAGAAATTGTGCCGGGTGCGTTTGATGGCGTGATGAAGCGTGACGGCCGCAACGTCGTTGGGCTCTTCAACCACGACAGCAACATTGTGCTAGGCACGGAACGGGCTCGCACGCTGCGGCTGTCTGGCATGGACGAAGGGCTTGGCTACGAAATCAATCCGCCAGCCACGCGGGCCGACGTTATTGAACTCATTGAGCGTGGAGACGTGTGGGGATCGTCGTTTGCGTTCACGATTGCTCGAGACGGCGACGAGTGGACGACGGACGCCGAAGGCCGGCACCTGCGGCTTGTTCGCCAGGTTGACGGGCTTTACGACGTGGGGCCAGTGCTGACGCCAGCTTACGGGGACACCAGCGTGACGGTTGCCCGTCGATCGTTGGAGAAGCATCTACAATCGCACCGACCGGCGCTGAAGCTGCCGGAACTTCGACGGGATGCGAAGTCCGAGAAGGCGATTCGTAGGTTTCTGAGGCAGCATGGCCACAAAGTCGGGTGATGTTTGCAGCCACTGCCGCTCTGCACGTCTCGGCGTGTATTCGTCAATGGAAAAAGGCGGCTTGTGCACTCGCTACTTGCGGTGCCCGTCGTGCCGAAAGACTGCCAAGCACGTTGTGAAGTCGTGCGAGATCCGCCGCCGCTCGTTGCATAAGTAAGCAACGGAACGCAAAGCGTATCTGCAAGGATTGCCCGGCCCGGCTCTACCGTGCGGATAGGTCACCACCTACCGCACACAGGAGCCACACACATGGCCGCCAGCAAGGTCAAGGAACTTCTCGACGAACTCGCCGCCACGCTTGCCGACCTCGGCATGCTTGATGAGCAGGGCGAGGCCGAAGAGGCCACCGAGAACGCTGATGGCACTCCGGCGGATCGCTCCGCCGTTGAGGCCGTCGAGGCCCGCCAGGCCAAGTACGACGAGCTGCTCGCCAAGGCTGAGCGGATCAAGGCCGCCATTGCCAAGGCCGAAGCGGCCGAGGCCCGCAAGGCCGAACTGCTCAAGGTTCTGCACCGCGCTGCACCCGTGGAGACAACCGACGTGAAGCCCCGCATTGAGCCGATTTCGACCCGTGGCTACAAGTCCGGCATTTTTGAGTCGCCCGAGATGGCCCACCGCTGCGGCCAGTGGCTGAAGGCGCACTTCGGTGATCGTCAGGCCCGGCAGTGGTGCTCGGACCACCTCGGCACTGAGTACCGCGACATGGGCGGCCAGGTGAACAGCCTCGGCGGTAACCTCGTGTTTGAGGACTTCAGCAACACCATCATCCGCCTTGTCGAAAAGTTTGGCGTGGCGATGAACGTCTTCCAGAACGTCACCATGTCGAGCGACACC